GCCTTTTTTTTGCACAGTCATTTCAACAAAACCGAATTTGGAGAATCAGAACGCTATGGCCAACCCACGGAAGCCCGCACAGTTGAAGGCAGTCGCCGGGACTGCGCGAAAGGATCGTGAGGCGCCGGCATCTTTTGATCTTCCACTTGTTAATTCTATCCCTGATGCGCCTGACTGGATGCCCAACGCTCACGCAGTAAAAGAGTGGGATCGACTGGCGTCAATTCTCACTGCTAACAAGCTGTTGACCGAGGCAGACCTTGGCGCCCTGGCTCACCTCTGCGCGCTACACGGGAAAATAGTTCAGCTATATGCGGCAGGCGAAGCCCCTACGGCCAGCCTAATCGGAACCTTGCGCAACCTTGAAAATGACTTTGGCCTATCCCCTGTTGCGCGGGGCAAGGTAAATACAGCCGGTGCGGAAGATTTAAAGGGTAACAAGTTCGCAGCGAACGGCAAGCGCGGTGCCTGATTACGCAAAGATAGCAACTGATTACGCTCGCGCAGCAGTCAAAGATAAAAGGCGCAAGCGCAACGGCAAGCTAATTCGTCAAGGCCGCGCAGCGGTTTCTTGATGATCTGAAGCGGGCGAAGCGCAAAGACTGCCCGTTCATTTTTGATAAATGGCACGCAAACGATCCCTGTGACTTCATCGAGAAGTTGCCGCACGTCGAGGGAAAGTGGGACACACCGAACATAGTCATGCACCCGTCGCATATTTTCTTTGTGGTGCAGCTTTTTGGCTTCCGAAAACGCGAGGCAACGCACGTTGAAGGGTGGGGCGATAGCGGAAAATTTCACGCCCGAAGGTACACGTCGGCACTTTTTGCAGTGGCTCGGAAGAACGCCAAGTCTACTTTGGCGTCCGGCATCCTGAATTATTGCCTGTGCTGCGAGCCCGAAGAGGGCGCCCAGGTAATCAGCGCGGCAACCACGTTCCCTCAAGCGTCCATTATCTTCAACACCGCCAAGCGCATGGTCGAGAAAACGCCCGATCTGCGCGACGCATTCGGCCTAGAGATATGGGCCAAGTCGATTTCACGATTCGAAACAGGCGGAAGTTTCAAGGCGATCCACTCCAAGGCGTCAACACAGGACGGCTTAAACCCGTCACACGTTGGGCTGGATGAAATCCACGCCCACAAGACAGCGGATCTTCTGAACGTCTTAACGTCGGCGGCCGGCGCCAGGGCCAATCCACTGTGGCTTTACACGACGACAGAAGGCTACACCAACCCCGGCCCATGGGCAGAGATTCGCCAGTTTGCTAAGAGGCTGCTTTCGGGCCTGTTTGAAAATACCGCCGACCACTTTCTGGTCGTGTTTTACGCGGTGGATGATGACGACAAAACGATGGGCATCAAAGCTGATGACGAGTTCGACGAGTCAGTCTGGATAAAAGCCAACCCATTGATGGACGTCAACCCGCACCTGCTCGATGCGATACGCAAAGAAGCCATTGAAGCGAAGCAGATGCCAAGCAAATTGGCCGAGTTTCGAATCAAGCGTCTCAACCGGCCGGCATCAACAGCCGATGGATGGATTGACCTGACCAAATGGCAGGCATGTTCTGGCCCGGTTGATCTTGACTGGCTTGAAGATTACCCCTGCTGGGGTGGGCTCGACCTGGCATCAACGGCAGACATTGCAGCTTTGCGCCTGGCCTGGAATGTCGATGGCGTCATCTATACGCACGGCTGGCGATGGGCTCCAAAGAGTGCCGTGGCATACCGAACCGAGCGCGGGACTGTCCCTTACGCGGCGTGGGCTGAGTCCGGCCTGCTAAAGCAAACCGAAGGCAATGTAACTGATTACGCCATTGTTGAGCAGGACATTCTTGAAGCCTGCGAGCGGTTCAATGTTCAGTTACTGGCCTACGACAAATGGAATGCGACGGATCTGGTTAACCGGCTGGTAGCTGAAGAGCTTCCGCTGATCGAATTTATCCAGGGGCCAAAGTCATACCACCCGGCAATGCAAGCGCTGGAGCGGGCTTACATATCCGGCAAGCTCGCCCACGGTGGAGACCCGCTGCTGAACTGGTGCGCATCGAACATTGTCAGCCGCCGTGACCAAAACCTGAACATGGCCCCGGACAAGAAGCGCTCTGCTGACAAAATCGACGACATGGTTGCACTGCTTATGGCGGTGGGTGTCATGCAGTCCACTGAAGCAACAACCCCTGTCTCCCCCTGGGAAGACGAAAACTTTTCAATACTGGGATAAACCATGGCCTTCTGGAATCGCAAGAAAGCAGAACCGGAAAAGCGGGCAACCGTGGAAGACCCGACCGTGCCCATTTCGTCTGCGCATGTTCTGCATTTTCTGGGCGCATCTGGCGGAGCTAGCGCGGCGGGCATTAATGTGACCATTGATAAAGCAATGGGCGTCCCGGCCATATGGGCGGCTGTGAATTTTATCAGCGGCACCATGGCCGGGCTTCCATTGAATCTTTACCAAAAGACAGAGGGCGGCAGGGTAAAGGTGGACAGCCCGCTTGCCAGAATCCTGCACGACTCATGGAACGATGAAACAAGCAGCTTTGACGCTCGAAAGTATTCTTATGAGCAAGTGTTTACGGGCGGCAGGTCGATCACATTTATTGAAAGCAACGCGGCAGGGCGAGTCATTAACCTCTGGCCGCTCAACCCCGAAACGGTAAAGATCGAAATGCGCGGTGGCCGGAAGGTTTATCGCTACAAAGAGCAGGGCAGAAAAGAAATTGTGTATGTCGCCGGCGAGATCATCGACATACCGTTCAGCCTTCGCCCCGACATGATGACCTCTCGCAGCCCTATTCTGACCAACGCTGACACTATTGGCCTCGGTATAGCAGCCACAAACTATGGCTCCAAGCTGTTCCAGAACGGCGGCGTGCCTCCCTTTATGATTACCGGAAACTTCGAATCAGGCGCTGCTCTGAAGCGCGCATCCGACGATCTTCAAAGCGCGATACGTGCGGCCGCAAAAGAAAACCGACTGGCCCTTTCTTTGCCCACCGGGCACGAAATAAAGAGCATCGGTATTGATCCAGAGAAGTCTCAACTGGTTGAGCTTAAGCGATTCCTAATTGAAGAGTACGCCCGAATCTATTCACTTCCGCCAACGTTCTTACAGGATTTAAGCAACGGAACGTTCAGCAACACAGAGCAGCAGGATCTCCATTTTGTTAAGCACACCATTAAGCGGTGGGTCGAGCAAACAGAGCAGGAGATGAACCTGAAGCTGTTCGGTAAGTTGAACAATGAATTTTATGTCGAGTTCAATCTGGATGGCCTACTGCGCGGCGACTTTAAGACCCGCATGGAAGGCTACGCATCCGGCATTCAGAACGCCGTGCTGACACCGAACGAGGCCCGCAGACAAGAGAACCGCCCGGACATGGACGAGGGCAACAAGTTAATGATTCAGGGCGCCACAGTTCCGCTCGGCTCCCAGCCCATTAAACCCCCGGCCACAAAAGGAACAAGCAATGAAGCATGAACTTAGAGCCGGTAAGCCGGTTGAGATTCGAATGGAAGGCGAGGCAATCAAGGTGTCTGGCTATGCCGCTGTGTTCAACGAAGAGGCTGACATTGGCGGAATGTTCCGCGAAGTCATTGCCCCCGGCGCATTCCGCGACGCCATTGGGCGCGACGACGTTGTGTTCCTGGTCAATCACGATGGGCTACCGCTGGCCCGCACTCGATCTGGAACTTTGACGCTTCGGGAGGACAGTCGCGGATTGTATATGGAAACCGAGCTTGACCCGGAAGACCCAGACGTTCGCTCCATTGTCCCAAAAATGAAGCGCGGCGACCTGGACAAAATGAGCTTTGCTTTTTATCCAGAGGTTCAGGAGTGGGACGACAGCGGGGAAACCCCTTTGCGCACCATTCGCCAGGCGTCNTTGTCAGACGTTTCAATTGTCACGAACCCCGCTTATGACGGTACAGACATTGGCCTTCGAAATTTGCAAGAGCACCGAGAAACTATTAAATCACAGCATTCTGGCGAAGCTGTATCTGCCCGTATGCGAATGAAATTGTCTCTGTCTGAGGCAAGTGCCAGGTAGCGGTCCCGCTATTGGTTGCCCTTAACTCTGCCGGTGGGCGCGGCTTGTATGATGAGGAATGTCTCATGACACCCGAAGAAATCCGTAAGCAGCGGGAACGCATGGCAGAACTTGCCACTGAAGCCCGCAAAGAGCTTGACTTGATCGACGAAAAAACCGATTCCGTAAAGGCAAAGGAAATCGAGGCTCGATTCGACGCGATCATGTTTGACCACGACGCCATTGGCAAGCGCATGGAGCGCGAAGAAACTCTGGCCGCTGCCGAGAAGCGAGCCAATGCTGGTGATCCGCGCCGGCCAGCCCCTGACCACAAAGAGCAGCGGGCAG